GAAGGATGAGCCGGTCATCACAAAGGCGTAGTCCTCTGTGGGAGGAAACTCTTGGTACATTAAGCCTTCGTCTTTGAGTCCTTCGTGCAGTTTCCAGCGCCACCAAGCCATCTGGCGGCTATTAATTTCGTAGTTGTAGACTTTTTTAATCTCTCGCGTCCATTCTTTTTCTTCTGATGAGAGTTTTCCGTCCCAGTAAACGCGGTATACATCGGAGTTTGGGTCAGAAGCGTAGAGTTGATTGCGCCACCAGCCACAGAATATGGCCTTTTGGGTACGCGCTCTCTTGGCTGTTACCCACATGTCATGGAACATATTGAACCCACGGGCGGTGGATTCGAACATATAGTATCTGAGGGGGTTTGTTTCTGCGAGGGAGGCGAGAAGAGAGGCGAGTCCTTCTTCGTCACCCCAAGAAGAAGTCTCAGTGCCGTGCAAGAAAGTGATACCTTTACCGCGTCCCAGTGTGCCTTTTGATCTTGTGCCTGCGACTTGGTAGAACATCCTTGATCGGTTTTTGAGAACCATCTGGTTTCTGTTGTGGGACATGAGAGGAATCTTGTATTCCTTTGGTAGTCCGTCCATGTACATCTGTAGGGTGCTTCTAAACTGTTCACGGTTTTCCTCCGTATCGGTTGTAAGCGTTCCTTGCATACCGGGGTTTAGGAAGTGCCAATACAAATCCATAGCAAGGCTGATAGTGGTGATACCTAACTGCCTGCCTTTAAGCACAATAAAGAAATGAATGTTGTCTTCTAAGCCCTTGGCTACCTCATCAATCACATAGGTCTGCGTACCTAATAGGGTTTCCCCCAAGGTAATCATGCCTTGCTCTTTAGATTCAATTTTTAAGTTGCGGCAAAACTGGTAAAACTTCTTGGTGTCAAACTTCATGCGCGAGACAGTATGGTTAACCCGTGGCAGTTACGGAATCGCTCATGCACCTGCCACTCAGGGTGTTCCTTTTCAAACTCCTCGATAGCAGGCCAAAGACCGCGATCAGGTGAGCCATCATCTACCTCGTTCTTAAACCCCCAAGGGGCATCGGTGTCGTGCATGATGATGTACTGTTTGGCTTTGGAGTGGTGTAACTCCAACTCCACCTTCAATTGCCCATAGGTATGCAGGGTGTCGATAAACAAAAGATCACAGGTGGGTATATCAATGTGCCTAGAGTCTGCTTGCTTAAACTCGATGCTGATCTCAGATAGTTTGCACAGTTCCTCTAACTTCGGGTTTTGGCAGGCGTTAATATCCAAGTAGAGCATCCACTTGCCTTTGTAGGGGCTGGCCTCTAAACCAGCCGCCAAGGCGTAGGCAGAGCATCCGCCTCTTACCCCCATCTCAACTACGGAAGAACATTCTTTTGCGTAGTCTCTAAGAGTGGTGAAGTGTTCCCACATATCGGTACACATGGGAGCAATCTGAGGGAGAACCTTATTTAAGTTTGACAATTTTTAGATACTCCTGACCCCAAGGGTGGTTGACCATTAGTTTATACGTTTCAGCGTGTATACCACAATAAGGATAGTCTCCATTAGGTTTAGAGTTTTCCTTATGGCTTTTCATGCAGCGCCAAAAGTAATCCTTATCCAGATTAGACGCTTGCTTAAACCAAGCCTGCGCCGTTTTCTTTACATCAAACCCCCGCACAGTCATTAGGCTTGTCCGATTACAACGCCAAGCACGTAGCCACAGACAAGGCCAACAGCAAAGGCAAACAACACCACACTCAATCTTCTTCCACCACCGGAATGTCTCTCCACTCGCCCTTGATCATCTGCGCTGGCCCCATCCTGACGTTGACCGCATTACTCCACCATTGCTGAAGCACATACTCCTCCAACACCTTCACAATCCTTAACTGAGCCGTAGGCTCTAACTGGTCTGTAAGTGCCATTATTCAATCCTCCATATCCGTATGCCATCACCCTCTTTGCGGCAAACAAAGCGTCTACCCAAAGACTTCCCATTCCTCAGATTCATATTCGATAAAGACTGCATCTTCATGCCGGTAACCAAAAAACTCTCCCCCACCTGCAACTGAGCATACGGATACGAGTACCTCTTTCTCGGCTGCGGTATCGGTACGTTCTTTTCTATCTGATACATCTGTTCCATACATCCTCCTTAAACGATATAGGCGAATACTACACGAAATAAGCACATCTGGGAAAACCTGATTTTTCCTTGGGGCGGGGAGCGTTATGGGGCGCGTGAATCGGGGGTCTGTGTCCCAATCGATAGCCAAACTTACGCGCTCATTTTAAGATCAACGAATCAACGCATTGATCACGCATCACGCAACGCATCACGCAACTGAAAAGGGTATGCCCTACCCCTTTAGTCCCAATACGGGGGAGCGCATGGAGACAACCCCACTCCATATAGCCCTGAGTGCATATCTCTATATATACATATAGAACCACCTATATATAGGACTAGACTATCGTATAGTAAAAACCTATAAAAAAAAATATATGTATATATAGGGCACTAAACGCGATAACGTGCTATCTTATAAATTCCTAAACACTATATAAGGGGTTCAAAATGATCGAATTCATTGAACGACACATGGCCGACGGAAGTATGACCGCCCGAGTCAAAGCCGACGGATTGCCAGCCGAGATGCGCTACATCGTCACCCAATGGCCGGATGGACAGATCACTGGTAGATCTCAAGCCTATGGCAACGGGAGCGTTAGGTACTACACGCACCGCACCTATGACGCCGCACTCGCTCACGCCTACACATGGGCGAGCCGCAAGATCGCCGAGGATCGCGCCCGCCGCCGTCGCAACTCCGAAATTATCGACGCTGTTGTCCAATCCATCGCAAAAAAACTTAAACTCAACTAATACCGCACGGGGGCGGTTTCCCCCGTTTCCTAATCAAGAGGGGTTCAACATGAAAGAAACTTATAACGGCTGGACTAACTACGAAACGTGGAGGGTCAATCTTGAGATATTCGACTCTCTGACACCTGCCGACTTTTGGGGTTTTCAAGAGGTCAAAGAGGAAGACTCTTACGAATTCAGCGAAGCATTAAAAGACTACGCCAAAGAGATTATCTATGAGCAGTCGCAGCAGGGATTAGCCCAAGATTACGCCTTGGCGTTCATTTCTAATGTTGACTGGTACAGCATCGCTAAACACATGATCAAGTCATTTATTGAGGCCTAATGCTAGCCCTTGACCTGCTAGTCCTTCCTTGGAGGGGTTAGCGGGGCACGGGTTAGCCCTTGCCATTCCTAATCACTTAAAAGGGGTTTAAACATGAGAAAAATAGAACGCGAAATGCTTAAGGCTATCGAGGCGTGTAGGTGTTGGAACCAGTCGAATACCTGCGTGGATTACGTCATGGCAGGAAACCCGCACGGGCCACGCAGTGAGATTTACTTACACGGAAACCATATTGCCGATTATTGGCACGATTCCAAGACGGTAGACGTAGACGTTCGCACCTTGGCCTTATGGCCTACACCTACAACAAAGAGCAGACTACGCGCCTTGGGTGTAAATGTGTACACGAAGAAACATGAAACCTATTTGAATGGGGAGCGAATCTAAAATGAAAGTTCTAGTTTATGTCGAATGCGGATCGATAGACGATCTAGACGAAACTCTAGGGCGTGGCGTGGATTCAAGCAGGATTGAAAAATACGCCGTTCTGACAATAGACGGTTCACCAGTCGCTTATGAGATTGGGCAGGATTCCGCGCCCGATTTTCTCTCAGGTATGGCGATCAGGTGCGCCGGTATAACCGAAGAATAAGGGGCTAATATGAAAACTTTTCAGATATTCCGCACGGTTTCTTTTGAGTACTTCATCGAGGCCGAAACAGAGGCCGAAGCGATTATGCGAATGGATAAGGGGTACGTGAAGCCAACAGACGAGACTGAATTATCTATGACCGTAGCGGATACCCATGACGGGATTGACTGGGAACATGAAAGGGTCAACCCATGAATGACGATTTAATGACCCTTTTCGCCGCCGCTTTCGGCCTGATCCTAATATGGGGGCTTCTTTATATAGTGTTCTCCCTGTTTTAAACGCATTTTAAGCCCCTTCGGGGGCTTTTCTTTTATGTCCGAAGGGTAAGGGCTAGGGCTAGGCGAGAAAAGCCCTTAGAAGGCCGATTTTAGGCCGTGCCATTTTAGGCACGGTTTTTTGTTTGGCAGTTCTTGCCTACCCTTTGTTCGTTGACCCTATCAATGGTCAACGCTGCTAAACCATAAAAACCAATAAACCAATCACGCGAAGCGAACCAATAAACGTGTGTGGTCAAAACATAAACTCCAAAAAACCAATCGTCACACGGATGCACACCCCGCCTGCTGACCCGTTGGACAGCGGCGGTGCGAGTCCCAAAGTTATCCACAGCCCCATGCCAACCTATAGGCTATATGTTTTGTTATCTAGGTAAGGGCGTATATTCTACGTCCTATATTTATAATATATGTCCTATAGTATACGCCCGTAATAAGTACATATATGCTATATCCCAACCAAGTTATCCACAGGTTATCCACAAGGTTATCCACAACCCAAATAAGTTATCCACAGAGTTATCCACAGATATTTTTAGTTATCCACAGCATATTTTCATATCGTGGTATCAAGTGACTTGACAAACTGTATAGAACGTGTATAATAGTGAATGAGAGTGAAGACTCTCATCGTTCTTTAACAATCCTAATCATGGAGGTACTCAATGGGTACAAACTATTGCGGCATCGTTTTTGTTGGTGGCGGTTCATCTTGGGCTTACAACTCAGACAGGGATGAAGCGGTCAAGAGGGCAGTCAAACAGGCTAAGAGAGACTGGAAAGACCTGCACTCATTCGGAGAGACGATTAAGGTGGTTCTGATCGACATGACCAACCGTAACGGCTGGTATGCAGACCACAGTGGAATCTTCGAGCATGACACCAATCAAGAAATCACCGACTTTGAGGTGATCACCTTAAAGCACTAATTTATGGGGGGCGAAAGCCCCCCTTTTTATTTCCCGCTTGACAACAGACAAACATGGGTATACGGTTCATATTGTGTAGACGTTTACACATACCTAATCAACGGAGGTTAACCATGAATGTACAGCGTGAATACAGTATCCAAGAAGTAATGGACATAGCACTGCAAAGCCTAGTTGTGGAGCGTCAATTGACTGAGAGGTTGTATCGCATTAGGCAAGAGGCTAGAGAGGTAGCAGACCTACTAACCAAGGCCAAGGAGCGCAGGCTACAGTTAGACCAAGAAGCAAGACTAGACTAATCAATCAGGGGGCTGATATGAAAGACATTGATCCAATGTTGTTTGACGTTGGTAGTCATGTAGTGCAGATGAACAAGTTAATGAATGACTTGAATCGTCTTTGCCGTAATGCCTATAAAACCAACTGGGAGGACATTGACGGGGTTGCCACTGAGTTACGGCACCACTGCTCAATGATCCAAAGAATAGTCGATGAGGTGGCCCGATGAACCAGATGGATTGGTGGATAAGGTCAGGGCAGGCCGCAGAGACAGCGCAAGAACTGGCGTGGTTTGTAGTGCTAGTCTTTGTCCTGATAGGCTTTATTGCTTGGAGGGACAAATGATCAAGATTCGCTGTTGGGCACTGCAAGACAAGCGTGGCAGGTTTGTTCAACGTCCTGACCTGCTGCATTACCAATTTGTCATACCATTCAAAACTATGACTTTCAGGACTAGGAAAAATGCTCAGACTTTCTTGGATACCGATGCCTACTGGTTTGCCAAGGCCAAGCCAGTGCGGGTAATCATCAGAGTAGAGGAGTCGATATGAACTGGCTCATCGAATTATTCATGTTGCTGGCTGTCGTTGTAGCCATTGGCATCTATATTGGCTATGGGGATGACAAATGACACCAATCGTCATAGCAACCAAGGGCAGCAAGAGCATCAACGTACTCCTAGAATCAATATGGATGTACGTGCCAAGGGAAGTAACCACTTACGTGTACGGTAAGTGGGACTCCTTAGATAAGCAGGATTGGGTGCATTACTTAGGGGAAAACGATAAGACTAATTTCGGAGATTCGTTTAACCATGCCATAACCCAAGCGTTCCTCGATGGGCATGAGACAGTCATCATTGCTAACGATGACGTTGTACTTGATCCCAACACCTACTGGCTACTCTGCCATGATCGAGTGTTACTCAAGCAGCAGGGGCACAAAGTGGGCTTTGTATCAGCACGTTCTAACATGGCTACCATGCCTCAGAATATCCGCGCCAAGACCGAGAATGACACTTGGGCAGGCATGAAGTGGGCGAGTGAGGACACTATTGCACAGGTCGAATGGACTGCGCCACTCTTTGCCAGTGTCGATAAGGAGGGCTGGCCCGGCTTTCCTCCGCTTAATTTCTACTCAGACAACGTGGCATGCGCTGATATGTCAGACGATGGCTTTAAGCACTTC